TTACGCGACATCTGTTCCACTGGTCCGGGACTTTTTCCGGGACTTTGCCACCTTCTCCAATGCGTCCGCAACTTCCTCGTCGAGCACATGTGCGTAACGAGCCGTAGTCTTCATGCTCGCGTGGTTCAGCACCTTCTGCGTTAGCTTCAGGTTGCCAGTCGCCCGAAGGACCTTCGTTGCGACATCATGGCGGATGTCGTGAAAGCGGAAATCCTCGATCCCGGAACGCTTGCGGGTGCGCTGCCATTCGGACTTCGACCCGGAATACGTGATCGGATAGCGTTGGCCCTTGATCTTTCCCTTGCTGTTGCGTTTGGCGACGTAGGTGAAAACCCATTCATCGTGGTGGCCCTTTAGGGGCTCGAGGATGGCCCAAACTTCAGGCGTGATCGGTGTCGTAACCTTGCGGCTTCCTTTGCCCAACTTGGTGATGCGCTTTGCGAACCAGTTCACCTCGGACCATCTGATCAGGGTTTCTCGGCGTCGTAGACCGGTGATGCGGGCAAACTCTAGCCATGGCTCGTAGTCGGCCCTGACTGCCTCGTCCAGCTTATGACCTTCCTCCAAGTGGAGCTCGCGCACCCTTTCATCGGCCTCTTTCAGCCAGTGGGTCTTCCAATTGGGTTCGGACGGGAAATGATATTTCCAGGTGAGCTTCGCACGCGTGAACAGTTTCTTGAGAACCGCGGTCGTGTCACGATTGACGGTGGCCGGGGATACGGTCGGCATCTCTCGCTTGTCTTTGTATTCCTTCTTGCCCCACCGCTTCTGCTGTCGCCGCCAGGTGGTGAGAGCGGTGACATTACCGTCGGTGATGTCGGACAGGCGCTTATCTTTCCCGAAGAAGCTTACAAGCCGTTCCAGCGCTCGATAGGTGTCGGCGCTGCAGGCGTGGTACTGCCCGACCTCGGTGTAGTACCGGCCGGCGGCAAGGTCGATCGTCAGGGGGACGTTGCCGGTCCGCGCTTCGTCCGCTAGGTCTTTTTTGGCCTGCGCCTTCAGCTGCCGTTCTATCTCTTGGGCTTTTTGCTTATTCCGAGCCTTTGTAGATCCGAGAAAGCGACGACCGTTGATTTGGAAGTCGTATTGGTAGAACGGACTTTTGGCATGCTTGTAGACGGACACGCGCGGTCTCTCCGGCTTTTTATGAAGTCATTGATATCGTCCATGTGAAATCCGAGGCGGGGCTTGGTAGTGCCTTTTCCCCTCGGCACAAAGGCTATATCGCCAGCCTTCACAAATTCGCGCAAGGTTTTCGTCGAAACGTTCAAGGCCCGGGCGGCTTGCTCGGTGTTCAGCAGCAGGACGCTGGCTTGATCGAGAGTGGTACTCACGGCTGGCTCCCGATTACTTCAGAGAGGGCAGCTTGCGCCCGCGACTGCCACGCGTCGGACATTCGCTGACCGTGGTCACGTTCCACAAGCCCGTCGCGGATAAGCGCGATGAGCCTCTCAATTTTCTCGGAATCTGCTTTTCGAGCTTTCATCGACTTCATTTGTTCGGCACGTTCTCTGGCGAAGGCTGCGGTGGTGTCTCGCAAATTGCGTTCGGCGGTCTGCGCTCGCTTCAACAGTTCGTTTCGCGCCCTCTCGAGCTCCGCGAGAGCCTCGGCAGCCCGGTCAGAATCTGCCGCAGGCATTCCGGATGTGGCTGGGGTCGCGAGGGCCGAACGGATTCGAAGGTTGTAGTCCGCCTGCGCGGCAGCTTGGGCGGTAAGGAGGCTGTCATACTCCTTCCCCTCTACATTCAATTCGAATTTTCCATCCGTAGTTCTGTTGACGCCGTAATCAGTTAGAGGGGTTTCGCTGATCCAGTGGTTCTGATCATAGTGATCCCAAACAAGCGGCTTTACGGAAATCGCCGAAACGCCGTTGTTGTTCAGAGCGGCTGCCATGAACTCTGCACGTTCGTTGACCTCAGGCCATTTTTTCTGGTCGTCGGGGACGCTCAATCGTGCCCAAATTTCATTGCGAGGAGCAGCTGCGAGGCCTAATCCCATTCGGCAGATCGCGCGAGCATTACCGTCCTCGTCGCGGTCGATGTAAAACTCACCGACTTGGATTGTGTCTGCTTTCTTCGCGGGGGCCATCATGCAGCTCCATTGTTGAGTTCATCCGCCATCTTGCGGATTGCGATACGGTGAAAGCCGGTGGCCTTGGCGACTGGTCCTTCGGAAAGCACACCTTCAACATGCATTTTGATGAGCATATCACGCATTGTTGCAAGCTCCGACGCTGCCCGGTCGCTGTTCGGGGATTTGGCGAGGGCTGCGAGGGCGGAGCGGATAGCCTCACGGTCCCGTCTGAACGGCTCGCCGCTTTGCAAGTGCCCATCAACGCAGGACATCCACTCGTCAGCACTGCGCAGCGCATTAGTCAGCCGCTCAATCACCGCTTCCGCATCAACTGTGCTCGGGTTGGGCTGGGGAGCGGCGGCGAGGGCTTCAACGGCATCGCACCCAGTCTCAGAATGTATCTAGGATCAAGCCGCCACTGTATGCCGCTCTTCACCATGTCTTCGGCGACGGATCGGGAAATACCGATTGCCGACTTTACATCCTCCGGCACGCTTACCGGCTTAATGTCTGCCACCGGGGCGGCGCGGCAGGGCGAGGCGTAGACTGGAAATCCAAGAGGATCGTCTTTGTCGGTGATCCACATCGCGCCGTGGGGGCAACCTTGGATCGGTATCATTTCTCCGTTCCGCAGCCATGCCACCGCCTCCACCTCCTGGCCGCCGTCCTTGCAGGGGGAGGAGGAGGAGGTGAGGGAAGCGCGCCACGCTGTCAGCAGCAGCTCAACAAGCTGTTCGCCTGCGTTGTCGTCCTTGTCTCCGTAATCACCGGAAACGAAGTTCAACGCCGTGTAGATCAAATCTTGATCGTCGGGCTTCCAATCCTTGTTGATCGTCGGCCCTTCGAAGTTCGACCAGTCCAGCGCCTTGACCTTCCCCTCTCCTGCAATGGGGGCGAGGAACGGAAGGGCGGCGGAGAGACCGGAGACAAAGCAGTCTCTGCCGAAGTCGTCGAGCGACGTGCCTGGCGCCGGGAACTGGCTTGCAAGCTTCATGTAGGCCGCGTATCCGGCCTCGATTGCTTCCTTGGTGATCTCGGTCATGGCTTGTCTTCCTGACGTGGAGCGGGCAACAGGCCTTGTGTGGTCGCACGCTGGTGAACAGTTTCGCCGGTCGGAAGCAGGATCTGGCCGAGAAAAGCCTCGTCGAACGAAAGGATGCCGGTGTCGATCGCGGTGAGCTGACCTTTGATCCAATCACGGAGGATCGACCAGACGGCGATCTGACCTTTCTCGAGCGCTCGTTTCTCGTGTTCCTTCGAGCTCAATCGCATCCGGGTCGAATAGGGGTTCTGTCGTAGCCAGGCGGTTGCGTACCCCTTGGCGCTCGCCTCGACCTGCACCATGCGGCCGCGATACTCGAACTGGATGATGACCTTACCGGCGACGAAATCCTCCATCGGCGCGAACTTCGAGCAGCCGAACGCCTGGATAGTCTTCCGGATATCGTCCATGGCAGAGCGCCCGGATGTGCTGTTGGAATAGGGTAGGCTCATGCCTCGTCCCTCGATCGAAGCGCGCCGGCATCAGCCAGCGTCTGATTGATAATGGCGGTCGCGAACGCAACGGCGTCGTCGCCGAGATCGGACCAAATGCCGTGGATGACCAGCGCCAGAAGATGCGGGTCGATCCCGATCTGGGACCAGAAGCGCTCCTCGTTCATGCCGTGCTGGCGGCGGTGTTCGGCCTGATGCAGCGGCAGCGCCCAGCGGTCGGACACCTTGCTGCCCTTGCCGCGGCCATAATGGCCGTGCCGTGGCGACGCGAACGACAGGTGCGCAGCCTCGACGCCGTAGCGACCGGTCACGCAGCACGGCAGCTCGTGGATGAAGGCGAGATAGTCCTTGCTCTTTGTCGGCTTGCGCTTTGGCGTCGGGTCGGGGCGGATAAAATTTGCGATGCGGGATGCCATTACGCCGCCTCCTTGATCTGATCGATGTTCTGCCTGATGACGCGGAAGGTGTAGGCGACCACCCAAGGGTTGGCGGTCCACGCGCCGGCGCCGTTGATGTGGTCCCAGAGTGTGCGATAGTTGCCCTTGGCTGCCGGGTTCATGACCTTGTCGTTGCCGTAGTCGCGATAGCCAGGCCACGCCGGATCAATGCTGGCGATTTCTACGCCCTCGGCGATGGCGTCGGCCTCGCTGATATCCTGCAGGCGCTCGACGCGAACGTCAGTCACGATCAGCGTCAGGCGCGAGGCCCAACGCGGCATGAAGATCGACGGCCGCCATGGATAGCCGCGCGCCTCGGCGTCCAGATCAGCGCAAGGGTCCGTGGCGGCATACCGCACTTCGCATTGGCTGCTCTTCGTGGGCAGGTAGTCGCCGAAGGAAAGACCCTGCCATGTCTCGCGTACCCAGAGCCGATCGCCAGCACCGATGCGGGGCGAAAAGTGATAGTTGACGAGCCCCTTGCCAGCGGGACGAGAAACGAAGTTGCCGGCGGCGTCCTTCATCTCGTAGACCGGTTGGCCATCCTTGTCGGTCGCGACCTTCACGAAATCCATAACGTTGTCGATGCCGGCGAATTTCACCAACCGCCTCGTCTGCTTCTTGGTGCCTGCGAGGAGGGCGTGCACCATCGGCGTGGAGAAGAGAATGGGGCGATCGGTCATACCGCACCGCCTTTCGCCGGATCGTCCTTGCGATGGCGGAAGTAATCAAGCGCCGCTTCCTCGATCGAGCATTCGGCGAGTTCTTCAACGAGCCGTCCTGTCTCGGCGGAGATTCGAGCAAGGCGCTTGGCAGCGTCTTCGCTGACGTAAACGCTGATTGAACGGCTGATGGTCATGCTGCGCTCCGATGCTTCAAATCTTCGGGATTGGTCAGAATGAGGCCCTGCTCGGAATAGTGCCGGTGCATCGTGTCGAGGAACGCCGTCTTCTGGCGCGTCGTCATGATCCGGGTAACTCCGAAGTCGAACGGGACCATCATCAGCTTGAGCTTGTGCTCGTAAGGGAGCGGCATGATCACGGCGTCATATTCGGCCTTGAACACGTCGTTCTCGTTGCGAAGGATCGGCACACCGAAGTGCAGCTTGCAGTATCCGCGCACCTCTTCCGGCGACTGGTCGCCAAGCTGGGCGGATATCTCCAAGACCCACTGGCGCTGCAACCGGTTCTGGTCGCTGGTCCGGTGCTTGCCGTCGGCGATGCTGGCCGTGAAGGGGAGTTTCCTCTCCTTCACGAAGCGAAGCAGCATCTCGCGGGCCTGCTCGGTTTCGACGATGCGGTTGTTGGTCGCCATGGGTCAGCCCGCCATGAGAGGGTGATTGCGAAGCTCGTCGTTTGCCGGACGGCAAGGCTTTCGAGCGATGGCGGCGTCAATGCGCTTGCGCAGTTCCAGCGCATCACCTGGTTGCGCGGCCCAATAGCGCTGCAGTGGTTCACGGTTGGCATCTCGCCACTTCTCCACCGTTTCCGGCGATGCCTCAGTGATGAATTTAACCGCTTCGTCGAAGAACTTGCCGACCGGCACATTTTCCAGCGCCCAATTGTCGCCCCAGGTCACAGTGATCGAGTTCGAGGCACCGACGGCACGCAGCCGGTTGTCTTCGCGTTCCTTCTCGACGACTTCGGAGGCCGTGAGGTCAATGACCTTGGCGCGATCCATTTCCGCTTCGTCATAGAGGCCGGTAAACTGTTCCGGCCAGCCGGCGCGCAATGCCTGCATCTCGGCGCACTTGGCGATCATCAGGCGCGGCATGCGGGCCCAGTTGCCGCTATCGTCGAGCGTTTGGTTTCCGGTCTTGTAGTTGCGGCCGTTCTCGTTCTGCGCCCACTCGTCCTTGATCGGGGCAAACTCTTCCCAGAACGACTGGCCGGCGACTTCATACCATTCGCTCGACTTCGGATCCTGCTTCCAAAGATAAACGGTGGCGGAAACGATACCCTGCGGATTGAGCGGGCCTTTCAGATCCTTGTCGAATTCATAGATCGGCGGCTTGCTGGCGGGGCGATAATCGCCGCAGCGATGCGCAATGACGCGCTGGCCGTCGCGGCTGATGATGATCGTCATCTTGCGCTTGGCGGCGTCCTTTTTGGAGAACACCATGGGGATGATCTGCCCGAGGAACGGGTCGAGACCTTTGCCCCGCGCTACTTCCATGTACAAATTGAACTCGTCGTCGTTGCAGTCCTTCGCAATCGTCTGCTTGACCAGAGCGACCTGCTTGGACGTCATGTCGTATTTCGTGATGGCGTTCATGGTCACTTCCTCCTGACGGAAAGGCTGAAACTGCCGTTGTCGAGGGTGGCGCCGGGAATGGTGGCGTTCTCCTCGCGCAAGGCGGCGGTGAGGGCTTTCTTGTCGAGCTTCGGCGCGGGCCGTTCCTGCTCGATCCAGAACTTGACCGGGATGTCGGCTTCGTTGACGACGATGAGGCCGGGCGCGCGCTTCGTGAGCGACAGGGTTGCTGTCGGCAGCTTGAGCTTTTCCTGATCGGTCGCCAGCATGGCCTGCTCGATCAGCGCCCGCAGGCGATCCGCCCTGGCTCCGATTGTTTTCTTCCGGCCTTCGAATGCTTCGATCTTTGCGCCGAGGCCGATGATCTGCACGTCGCATTCGTCGATCTGGTCAAGGGCAGCGCCGATCGCCTCAACGAGGTTGGTTTCGCCTTCGATCGTGTCGGCGACCAGTTCGGCATCGTCGTCGACGCCTTGCTCGCGCAGGTTCGCCATGAGCGACTTCGCTGCTTCCGTCTGGCGGTGCATTTTGTATTCGACATCGGTGGGGGTCATCAGACGTTCCTCGATCGGACGATTTCGCGGTGGACTTCCTCCGTGTTCACGAACCCAATCGCCATGAAAGCGAGGAGGGCGCACAGGAGGAGAAGGAAATAGGCGGTGGCGTAGGACGCGCGGTTGAACTCGGCGATTGCGTCCAGATCGATGTTGCGCGGCGGCGGGAGAGTGCAGTGGCCGCATTCGCAGTATCGGGCTGCCGGCTCGCAGGCGTAGGAGACGGGGCGGGTCATTGGATACCCGCCGCCAGCTTCGCGACGATACGATCAGCCGAGTAGATTGCGTTGGTAGTGAGCTTGCGCTGCCACGCGCTGTTGCGGGGCGACCAGTTCCACCCGGCGCCTTTGAGGTTCGCGATCGTGTCGCTGTCGGGCTTGCCGTCGAAAACGAGCTGCACGCGATCTAGATCGAAGTTCTGGACGATCTCCACGCCGGCAATGACCTTGCTTTCGGATCCGGTCTTGGCATTCGGATCAGCGACGGGAGCCGGTGCGCCGACGGCCTTGATGGCCTTCAGCGCCGACTTGAGGGCGCGATCCTGCCAGGCATAAAATTCCTTCGCTCGGTTCTCGTAGGCCTTCCAGATCTTCTCCTGGCGTCGAACAGGGAAGTTCGCCGGTCCGGTGATCATCGTCGACATCATGCGACTGCGTGACGACCATAGCGCCGAGAGGTGTTTGATATAGCCCTCGCGGTAACGCTCGGCCTGCGCGACGGCCTCACTCATGCGGGCGTCGGTATCGGCGGCGGCTGCGAGTTTCGAGTTGAAATTCTCGATGGTGGCGACGTAGTCGGCGACTTCGCTTTCGCCGCGGCGGTCAGGAGTATGGCTGGTGCCGGCGTATGCACGGGTTGCCAGTTCGATGCTGACGTCGGATGCAAGGGGCTGCCTCATCACAGTGCTGCTCCAACGACAGGAGCGAACTCGCGGACGGCAAGGCGGGCACGGTTCTCGTATTCCCGCTGGTCGACATAGAAGCCTTCGCCGAAGCCCGAGGCCCTGAGGATCGAAAGAGCGTCGTCGATAGCCTTGTTGTAGGCGGTCCCCTCGGCGTCGGTGTCCACGCCGCCAAGAGCTTCGATTTCGCGGTACAGGTCATGCAACTTCACGCGGCGCGCTTTCATGCTGCGCTCCTTTCGATCGAAAAGGTTCGGGTGGTGATCAGGTCAGGGAAGGCGGAGAAGCGCTGGTAGGTCTCGACCGTGCAGCCGGGGTAGGCGGCCAACTCTTCGTAGGCCTCGTCTTCGTCCCGAAACTCGGCTGCATCAGCGTCGTCGTAGGCGAAGCTGCCTTCGATCGTCAGGAACCGGCCAACTTCGTCTTGGATGCTGTATCGGGTGACCATCGCCATTTGCTTCGTCCTCTCGTCAGCGCCTTGCTGATGAGAAGAATGTACGCAAATCATACATTGCCGTCAAGTATGAATGTACGAAAATCGTAAAGCGTTGAAACCTTAACCGAATCGCAAAATGCGACTCGACAGGTGCGTTCCGTTCTGGCTTTTTAGAACAAAAGGAGAACGGAAATGGGTCTAGCGGTTCTTAAGTCCAGCGTGTCGTTCACTCTGCATATTCGTTGTGTGAACTGCCTGCGGGAGAGCATCAAAGCGTTGGAGGTGCCTCTCGTCGATGACGCGCCGCTCGACCCGGATGAGCTGATGGAGAGCGCCTATCTCGATGGCGTTCGCTATCACTGCCAGCAGTGCCAAGGCACGGCCGGCCAAATCTTTGGAATGAGCGGAGGTGTGAGATGATCGAGAAGGAAGTCACTGAATTTGTCATTGTGCCGCCCTATGTCGAGCAGCACTCTGTTCTAGCCAAGGAAAGGCTTGAGCACTACCTCGGCCAGCGCTTCCCGGGATACACATTCCGCTTGGCTAAGTTCGCGCCGGTAGGGGACGAGGACGACTTTTGCGTCGTCCCGATCATGGGCTTCATCGGTGACGACGGCGATATGAGGATGTGCGTTGAGCCCAAGCGCTGGCTTGTTGGTGAGATAATTCAGGCATGCCGAGAGTTTGATACAGGCAGCCGCGCGCACTGCGCCGCGTAGCTCAGTCGTCCAGAATTATCTTCAAGGTTCGAATGATGCCGGCCGCGTCGAGAAGTGCGGCCTTTACAGTTTCATCGCTTCGTTGGTCGATCGGATCTGCATAGAGCGATCTACCAGCTATGCCGGTTTCGTCGCGCATGTCGCGGATGATGGTCACGGCGCGCTCCAGCAGTCGCCGTTTCTCAAATTCGGTCAACTTTTCAAGCTCGTTCGCCGCGCGAAATAGTTCAGCGACGAATTCAGCCACGCCGCTCATCAGAAGCCCGGCATGTCGTTCACTACCCGACGCACCAAAGCGATTACCTCAACCTCGACGCCATCATCTGCAGTGAAATTGCGTTGCACGACGATCGGCTTGTGCTTCGGATTGGTCGACCGCGGATGAAACTCGGTTCGATCCTCGTGGATCTCAATCTGCTTCACCGACCATTCGCGGAAATGGCCAGCATCACGCGTGCGCTGGACGACGACGACCATGCCCTCTCGCAACACGACCTGGTGCGCGATGTCCTCATAGGAGACACACACGGCGCGGTCGCCCGAGAGGATAGGTCTGGGTTTCAGATCGTTCATTGAATCGCCCGAGACATCGAAAGCGATCTGTCGGGCATTCGGAAACTTCTCGTCCCGAGGCAGTGTCAACATCACCGGCTCGGACTGGTCGAACTCGTCGACCTCATGGAACGCTCCCGCTTCGACTTTGCCCACCACCGGAATAACCGACAGTCCGCCGGTGTAGGGCGTCAATTCCGACATCGTAGGCGGCTCGCTCTCAAGGTACTCGGCGATCTTTGGGATCTCGTCGACCTTGAGTTTTCGCTTGCCCTTTAGGAGCTGTGTGATCTGCGGATGGGCTATCCCCAGGTGCGCGGCCAGCCCGCTCTGGGTTTTGCCGGGCTGTTTCAGCCCCTCGCGGATCCAGTCCAGATAAAATTGTGTTGCTTGATCAGACATTTGACGATTTTCGCACATTTGCCGACCAATTGCCGTTAAGAAAATCGTACATCATCGCTTGCGCACTCTGTATGGTTATCGTACATTGCCTTCATGAGATGCGAGCCAGCGAACACGATCATCACGAAATTCAAAGGCCTTAAGCCATTGGCAGAGGCGGCGGACGTGACTGTGCATTCGGTCATGCGCTGGCGGAAGCCGAAGGAGAAGGGCGGGACTGGCGGGGTTATTCCCCACTGGCACATCGACGACATCCTCCTCGCCGCAAAGGCGAGGGGTATCGATATCCGCGAAACTGATTTCCTGCCTGTCTCGAAGGTGGCCCGATGAGCCAGCCCATCGCAAAGTTTTGGATGGTCTACGGCCTCGGTCAGGGCGCTCCTCGATACGAGCATCTGAGCAAGGCCGGCGCCCAGATTCAGGCGGCACGCCTCGCCAAGGCGAACCCTGGCGTCACGTTCGTTGTCCTCGCTGCTGTGGACGCCGTCACGGCCAGCATGCCCGCCGTCTCCCGAGTTGAAATCACCAAGCCGGTACCGCTCACGGATACCGACGATCTTATCCCATTCTGAGGATCGACCATGTCTGACGCCCACATTGTAGCGCGAGACCAGCTCCGGTCTTTCATTGAGCGTATCGAGCGGCTGGAAGCTGAGAAGCAGACAATCGCCGACGACATCAAGGACGTCTACGGCGAAGCCAAATCGACCGGCTTCGATGCCAAGATCCTGCGCAAGGTCATTTCGATCCGCAAGCAGGATGCCGACGAGCGCGCCGAACAGGAAGCGATCCTGGACACCTATCTGCATGCGCTCGGCATGATCCAGCACGATCTGTTCGACGAGCCGGAAGCCGAGCCGACGGCAAAGCTCGTCGCCACGGTCGCTACCGCCATGCAGACGAACGCGGGCAGGGTGGCATTGCTGACCGCAGTCGACACCATGATTGAGCGCGAAGAGCGCATCGACCCGACTACCGGCGAATTCCTCGACGATGAGCCGGTCATGATCATTGACCAGACGGATAGCGACGGCCACCACATCACGGTGACGGTCGATCCGCAGATCGCTGCAATTCTTTCCCGTTCCGACGGTGGCCTGAACATCGTCACTAAGCACACCGAGATCGCCACTGTCACTCAGGGCGAAATCAAATCCCACAGCGCTGGGGTGGAGACCGACGGCGCCAACGCAGGAGGAGACGATGTAGAGAGCAGCGCAACGCGCGCAGGTCAGTTGGACCCCATCAATCTTGAACCCTCTGGCCCGGAGGCTGAACGGGCAACCAATTCGCCGGAAACGGCAACCGAGATAGACCGCTCCACGAAAAGCTCTTTCGCGGCGAGAAGTGGGGAAGCGGAAAACGCCCGTAAGGCAGTGCCGGAAACGGAACACGGTAGCGTGACCCATGCTGAAGCCGGTGAAAGCCCGGCACCCTCTGTCCTCACCAAGCCGGCAACTCCGCTGCGGCCACACTGCCAGCGTCCAGAGAACTGCGGCGGGTATGGCCGAACACACTGCGGAACGTGCCTGCGGGCCAAGGAAAGGGAAATGGCATGATTGGGATGAGGTCATCTTCTTCCATTGCTGCGGCCCGTCACCTTCAGCGCCGCGAGTTCGAACGTCTGTCGCACCACGTCTGCGACCGGTGCGATCGCGTCCTATCCATCAACGAAACGATCGAGCGCTTCTGCGAAAGCTGTGAGCAGCCGACGACGCCTGTCGAAAGGTCAGCAGCATGAACAAGACGAACGAAAAGTCGTGGTGGTCTCGCGCGTCCCGGGAGCAGAAGCTCGCCCAAATTGACGGCGGCATCGAATGCGGCATGAGCGCCCGCCACATTGCGGTGAACCTCGGCGCCACGACAAGCGCTGTCCACGAATATGGGCGGCGGAACGGGCGCAGGTTCACCGGGACGAACACCAGGAAGCAGCAGAGCCGGGCAGGGAGCATCGCTGGCCTCGGAAATGCCCGCCGGCTCGGCAAGCCCGACTGCGAAATCGCGTCTGCCTTTTCCATCTTCGGTGACTTTCATTCTGAAAAGCCGATGTTCGATGAGGTGCCGGCGTGATCGCCGTTCAGATCCTCTTCGCCTCGTCGATGGCCTTCGCCTTCCCGTTGCTCGGCGGCGTGGCTCTGTTTTGCGAGTTGCAGTTTCGCCGGAACGGCTTCCAGCCAACGGATTGATCGCGGCTCCTCCTCCCTTCGCGATCAATGAGAGCCCCAGTCTTCCTCCTCCCGGCTGGGGCTCTCAACTCTCAACCGGATCCGCTTGTTCGCCAGCTTCAAAACCACGGCGTGAACAGCGGAACCCAAGGGAATGGCCGGTGACGACGAGGGATCGTCACCGGCAGCAGAGCCGAGTTGCGGCGGGGCTCTGCGAAAAGGAATGACGGTTGGCCCGCGAGGCAAACCGGAGACGGAGGGCGAAGGCCCGGGAAGGCCTTCTCCTCCGTCTCGAACATCAGTTTCTGAAGTGCGGCCCATGTGGCGCTCCTGTCTTCCAACAAGGACAGAGAACCACAAGAGGCTTCGGAAAAATGCGGAAAAACAGTCGGAAAAATCCGAAAATGAGCACAGTTGAATTCTGCCAGTCAGCTCTGAAAGAGCGCATCGCCCCGCCAAGCCTCGGGAGCGTGAAGCGCCGCATCACCGTGGCCGCTCGGGAAATGGGCTGGTCGATCTCACGGACAAAAGACGTCTGGTACGCCGACCCGCGCGTGTCGATCGACGGCGATGAACTGCGGGAAATCGAGGACAAGGCGGGAATTGAATATGGCCGGGAAGAAGCACGCGAAATCTCCGAACTCATCGACCGTGCCGATGCTCTCCTGGCGAGATCGGAAACGGATCAAAATCGGACGCTGGTTGCTGCGTTTCGCGCGTTCATTGGCGTTTTGGATCGCGCCGGAACTGAGGGATGAGGGGCTATGACCGTCTCAGCTCACTTCAATCGCTTTCATCGTGGACAGGAGCCTGGCGTTGTACCCCTTGCCATCAGCGCCCGAGTGAACACGTCGGTGGCAGTTCGGGCAAAGTGCAATCACGAACCGCGGGTCATCTGGTCCACCGTCCGAGAGCCGTCGAATATGGTGAGGCTCCAGATACGGAATGCCATTAACGCGAAGGAACGGCGCCGGTTGCTGGCAGCCTTCGCAATCTCCTTTTGCCCGTGCGACAACATAGTCGCGCACGTCGCGGCTACGTTCGAAGACAGAGGCTGTGGACGTATACTTGGCTGGAGTGGCAACGGCTGCTGCGAACGCGCGCTTTCGCAACTCTTCCAAATTGTCAGTAGTTGGCGGAATGCCGTCGACGACGGTTGTCACATTGTCGATCGGCCGGAGCTCGAAAACGAATGCATCACGCATGTTGCCAGCTCGATCTGGTGCTCGCCGCGTCTGGTAGCCCTCGCAGATCATTTCGTCTTCAAACTCCACGCCTTTCGGCAGGATTTTAAAGAGCAGAATGCTCTTGCCCTGAGCGGCATGCTCCGCAATCGCGCGGTTGCCCTTCTGCATAACCATGTCACCGAGTTGGCCTTCACCGAAGTACTCGAAGACACCGTCGTCGCGCCACCGGTCGCTATAACCGTGGACCTCGCCTTCTTCGCCGGTGAAAATAATGATGACGCCATGCTCTGCGGGCGTGACGATCCCACCGCGCTGCTGGCCGTTGAACCTACCATGTATATCGGCGCGTCGATTGTAGATCCGCCCTCGCTCGAAACCCCAAGACATTGCTTATCCCCCGCCTGCTGTGTCTCGGCAGTTGTGCCACCTTTAAGTTGCGCTCCAGTTAACCGGATGGTGGAGTCAGCATGACCGACGTCGACCTCCTCCGCGAAGAGATCAAAGAACTCGAAGACCAGATCTTCCGCCTTAAGGGCAGCATGAACCGGGCCGACAACGGCGTGAAGCTGCACAAGCTTGCGGTGATCACCCGTCTGCGTGACCGCTGCAATCGATCACTGGCTGCTCTCGAAAAGCGCGGGGCAGCGGCATGATTCAGTTTCTCACCTCGGGCAGGGCGACATCAATTTTATCGCAGGATGCCGGCTTCCTTCGCCGCAGCTTCGAACGCGGCCCTGGCTTCCGCACTAGGGACTATTCCCTTGGCCGCATCCAAGCAGGCCTTCCGAGCTCTTGCGTAACTCGTACTCTTCGTCTCGGGCCAAGATTTCATCAGGAATGCGACCGCCTCCCGGGCGTTCCTGATAACGTGAAATCGGTCATCAATCTTCAACTCAACGTTTACATCCCAGATGGTGATCATCGCGTCCTCCGTTGGGCAGGCTTCCCACAAACGTATATTAGGGAAATCTGTTCCACGGTGGCCGTCCTGGGTGGCAGCAACACAAGCTCAATCGCCCATCTTCGCCGGAATTTCCTCGCCCGGTACTGGCGTGATGTCTGGCGCCTCTTCCGGGACGTCGTCCGGTCCGGGCTCCTCAATGGGACGCTCTGGGTCGGGCAAGCTATCGGGCGTTTCCTCCGGTGGGACCTCCAAGGGCCTTTTCGGGTCTTTGGGCCCCATGTGCTTCGCCGGATTGTCATTTTCATCCGGGTTCGGGTTGGGAACCTCGTCGGGAAGGACGTCTGGCTCCGGCTCCTCGATTGGCGGCTGCGGCAGGTCCGGCGGGAAACCGGGCGGCAAATCGGGGCCGGGCGTCGGGATAGGTTCGGTCGGTATTGTGCTCATGACGGGCTCCTCTTTCAGGGAGCAACTGACACGGGGCGGTGTTTGTTCCGCGAGGTTCGCCGATGAGTATAGAGACCCACTCCATCCTCGACACCTACGCCAAACTGTCAGTGCAGCTTGGTGACCTTTGCCTCTGCTATGGCCTCCACAAATGCATCTCTGGCCTGTTCCCACGGATAGCTGCCAAGCATCGCGTCCGTGCATTTATTGAGAGCATCGGTAAAGGCGACACCATAATCGACCGGCCAATGTTCACTGAGCAGAGTGGATGCCCGGGCGGGCGTCCACACTATCTGTACACCGTCGAGCTCGGGAAGCTGGATGATTACGCACTCATTCCAAGTTTCGATCATCGCCATCTCCTGTTCGCTATCGGGATAACGGCGGGGTGCAACCTTCGTTCCGGAGGTGCTGCATGACCGAACACATGTCCGCGAAACAATACCAGGCCGCCATCGCCAAGCCGAAGCTCGGGAACAAGTACAAGGCCCAGCGCACGCTTCTCGATGGCATCTGCTTCGATAGTAAAGCCGAGGCCGCATACTATGCCAGCCTGAAGCTCCGCCAGAGGGCGGGCGAGGTCGAACACGTCGAAATGCAGCGCTCCTATGCGCTGACGATCAATGGCGTGCTGGTGTGCACCTACAGGGCGGATTTCGTCTTCTGGGACGTCACCATGAAGCGCCGCCGCGTCATCGATGTGAAGGGCGTCGTCACTCCGGTATTCCGCATCAAGCAAAAGCTCATGAAAGCCTGCCACGGCTTGGAAGTCGAGGTAGTAAAATGAGCGTGATTGCCACCGCCCTGAAGCACATGCTTGCCGCAGGAATGGATCACGATGCCATCGTAGCTGCCGTTTCGGAGATGGAACGGGAAGCTGCGCCTGCCGTAGACCGCGCGGCTGAAAAGCGCCGCGAGTGGGATCGCCAGCGGAAGCGCAATCAACGGAATTCCGCTTTGTCCGGTGGAAGTCAGGTGGAAACAGGTGGAAGTCCGGTGGAATCCGTCAGTTCCCCCACCCCTGATAAAGAAAGGTCCCCC